GGGATTGATTTGCACCTATGGTACTCGTTATGATTATGATAACCTAAACCATATCCTTGCTCAGTGGGAAGCTTTGCCTAACTTTGTTGGTGATGCTAACATCCTTCCACTTGTCGATGTTTCTGGTTCAATGACTTCATTGGCTGGTGGTCATAAGTCAAAGTCAGCTGTAACCTGTCTCGATGTTGCTGTATCTCTTGGTCTGTATCTTGCAGACAAGAACAAGGGTAAGTTCAAGGATACGTTCTTGACCTTTTCTAGTGAACCTCAGTTACTTCATCTTCGTGGTAATATCCTTGATAAGATCAAGCAGATGGTTACTTCGAAGTGGGAAATGTCAACCAACTTGCATCGTGCAGTTATGAAAATTCTTCAAACTGCAGTGAGTGCTAATGTTCCGCAGGAGGAAATGCCTGCTGCTCTGTTGATCCTTTCTGATATGCAGTTTGATCAGTGCGCTCGCTATGATGACTCTGCTATGGAAATGATTGCTCGCGAGTATGCAACGCATGGTTATAAGATGCCTAACATCATCTTCTGGAACCTCAATGCTCACGACAATGTTCCTGTCAAGTATGACACTCGTGGAGCTGCTCTTGTTTCTGGTTTCTCGCCATCCATCGTCAAGGCAGTTTTGCAGGCTGAAATGGATAACTTTACTCCAGAGGCTATTATGATGCAAACCATTATGAACCCTCGCTATGACTATTAAGGAAAAGCTTATTGCGTTCCTTACGCTATTTTGGATGCCCCTGCTTGTCATGGGCATCCTATTCTTCTTGCTCTCTTAGTTAAATGGTATAACAGTTGATTAGTAATCATCTATTAGCAGTTCGATTCTGTTAGAGAGCACCAGCCCATATAGCCAAATTGGTAAAGGCGGCGGTCTCAAACACCGTAATCTGTAAGTTCAAGTCTTACTATGGGCACCATCCTAACTTAGTGTAACTGGTAAGCACTCGAGATTGTGGATCTCGGAGTTCGGGTTCGAGTCCTGGAGTTAGGACCACTAAATATCTTAAAGGAGATAATCATGAATAAAGTATTCTTAGCATGTGGTTTAGGATTGTTTCTGGCTGGTTGTAATGCAACCGTTTACACTCCACGACCAATGGTTATTGATTTAGAAACACGACCACCTATTGTTGTTCCTAGATCATATGATCTCCTACCGCCACCACGCCCGATGCATTATAATCAACGTCGTTGTGCAACGGTTTGGGATCGCACTCCTTATGGTTATAAGGAACGAGTAATTTGTGGTAACCATATTCCCTAAATAATAATATGCGTGAGGCTCACGCACCATTTTTAACAACAACCTTGGAGATAAACAATGAAGTTTGAATTTACTATTGATGAAGTTAACACTATTATGGCTGCTCTTGGTCGGGCACCTTATGAGGCTGTATTCCAGCTTATCGATAAGGTTCGTGAACAGGCTGGTCCTCAGCTCCAGGAAGCAAAGGCTGCGCAGGAAGCTTCTACCGCCAAGACACAGTAATTGCCGTTGGGGCGGTTCGGCATCGCAAGATCCTCATAAGATCTCTAAAATCAGTTCAAAACTGATCTCCGGCACCAATCCCCGCCATTTTGATACGTCGAGTGGCTCCCCCAGCTTCCGAGCTGGGGTTTTCTTTTAGCTGCCTTGGTATAGCTGGTGCGTACGTGCGTCTGAAGAACGCGAGGACTCTGTTCGATTCAGAGAGGCAGCACCAAACCTAAATATCTCTATTAACAATGGAGGTATATTATGCCAAGACTACCAAAGAATTTACATAAAGAAGAAGTACGCGATAAACATGTTGGTCATGGTATGGAGCGTTCTCCACATTGGCCAGCTGTTCAGCATGCTCATTTAAAGGTTGAACCAGCTTGCGCTGTATGTGGTGGTGGATTAAATCTTAATGTTCATCATAAAAAACCATTTCATTTATTCCCAGAGTTAGAGTTAGACCCAACTAACCTTATTACTCTTTGTATGGATGGCGATAAAGATTGTCATATCAAGCTAGGTCATGGCGGCAACTTCAAAGCATACAATCCAAATGTTGTTGAAGATGTTGCAACTGTCAAAGCTAGTTTCAGTATGGAGTTGTTGAACGAGACAGCTGCTGTTGCAAAAAAGGCAAGATTGCTTGTATGAAAACACTAGCTCTTTTCAACCATCACCCTGAATGTTCTAATCAGTGTTGTATGGGTATGATGAGAGCTTTAGAACCACATTATAAAGTCAAGTGGTTTGATGTTCGTTCTGATTTGGATGAGGTGTTAAATGAGTCTGATGGGATTCTTTTTCCTGGTGGGATTGGTGATTCTGATTCCTATTTCGATTTTTTTACACGTACTAAAGCTAACAAAATTGCATCGTTTGTTGATGGAGGCGGCAGGTATGTGGGTATTTGTATGGGTGCTTATTGGGCTGGGTCTCGATATTTTGATTTACTCGATCGGTTAGATGCTATTCAATACATTAAGCGACCTACTGCTGAGATAAGAAGAAGCTATGGCACGGTCGCTGATATTGAATGGCTTGGTCAAAGAGAGAAGATGTTCTTCTATGACGGCTGCACATTTGTAGGACCAGGTAATTATGATACGGTTGCCAAGTACGCCAATGATGAACCAATGGCTATCATCCAAGGTAATGTAGGTATCATTGGTTGTCATCCTGAGAGCGAAGAGTTCTGGTATGAAGAGCCATATAAATATTTAAGCGGTTATTATCATGATGGTAAACATCATAACCTACTGCTTGATTTTGTAAACAGATTATGGAAGGTTGGCCGAGAGGCTTAAGGCACACGTTTGCTAAATGTGCGAGGAGTAGAATCCTCCGTGAGTTCGAATCTCACACCTTCCGCCATATCGGTGTCGTATAATGGCAGTACAAGGGTCTCCAAAACTCTTAGCGTGGGTTCGATTCCTACCACCGATGCCACTTATCTCTTAAATATCTCCAACACTTTATCGACATACTTAGAACGCTCCATGACGAAAGTCTGGGGCGTTTTTTCATCATCTACAGATATGATAATAACAATTTGAGGAACAGAAAACTTGTATGTCCATTCGAACATCATTGCGTAAACGGTTGACTGAAGGAAATAGTTCTCAATCCATTCTTCTTTCTTTAGCTTACGAGAAGTTTTGAAATCAATGATTGACAACTTACCATCATATTCAGCTACAAGGTCAGTACGTCCTGCACAACCAAGAGCCTTTGAATATAAAGGTAACTCTATGCCTAATATGTTATCTACATGCTTATCAAGTGTTTCCTTGATTGGCTTAAACGTTTCAATGTTAATTGGCATCTGATCTGCATATACGTTCTCTTCGTTGAGAACATAGCGTTCAGCTATCTTATGAATGGATGTACCTCGACGAGCAGCCTGATTGGAGATACGATTAGCTTCTTCGTCACCAACCCTTTTTCTCCATTCGAACAAAGCTGTCTTGTCCGACTTCTCGCTAAGGATAGTTGTAACAGACTTAAGCTTTGTGGTGCCATCGGGAAGCACGTAGTGGCGCTTCCCGTCGATTGTTTCAGTACTCAGCTCCACAAACGGAACGAAATTATGTTTAAACTTCTTCACTTTACATCCTAAAAGATAAGGTTTAGTTTGTCTTTTTCGATTATATAGTTCTTTACGAGGGAAGACCTAACTATGTCTTCTTTTTGGAAATCGATAAACTCGAAAAACTTCATGCGTTTAATGATACGCATGAAGTCCATAAGTCCATTCTTTTCTTGATCCTTAGTGAAGTCAGATTGTCTGAAGTCACCACAGAAAATTATCTTACAATTTTTACCAATGCGAGTAATAATGGAATCTAGTTCATGACCAGTTAGATTAGCAATTTCGTCAACTATAACGATAGAATCATTAAGAGTAATTCCACGAATAAAAGATGTGCTTATGAAATCTATGATATTTCTATTCTTTAAATATTCATATGCATCGCTTCTACCAAAAAGTTCTGTACAGATAGCATAGTAGGGTGCTTCATAAACTTTAGCCTTTTCTCTATTATTACCAGGAAGAAATCCCATGTCTCTTGTTGGGACAACACTTCTAACAATTACAATTTTTCTATATTGACTGTTATCATTTAGGACTTGATTGAGAGCAAGGTAAAGAGAGATAAAGCTTTTACCAGTTCCGGCTATCCCATGGAGCATCAGGTTTTTACCTTGTCCATATGCTTCAAAGGAGAGCTTTTGATTTTCTGTTAAAGGCTCTATTCGTTTAAGATTAAAGTTTATTTTTTCCTGTATGTTGACCACTTTTTGATCGGATTGACGAATGATTCTTTTTTCTTTTCTTGTTAATCTTTTCGTTTCCATTAACTACCCTTTAAAATGTGTTGATGGTGCTTCTACTGATCCCTCTCTGACTTTCACGTTTAATGTTTTTGAGGATATCTCTGAATCCAGCATCTGGCTTTTGTAAGCCTCTACCAGAATGAATTAAAGGAGCACCATTTACTAGTTGCGTTACGTTTGGATGTTCACTGAGGTAAAGTTCACGAGCAGAGATGCTCATAAACTCTTCATACTCTTCGCCAGTATCATTGTTTAAAAACTTGTACGTTGGCATTATCTTCTATCTTCCTGTTCGGGCCAACTATCTTCGTCAACCATTTCATCGTAGATATTATCGTAAGCGTAATCGCTTTCTTCATCTTCTAGAAAAGCTGTTATGTCCTTGGTGCGTAGGGCACGTTCAACCTTCTTTTCTTTTCTTTTGTCAAGGAAATTACGAGGAGTATAAATTTCCTCATTATCATCATAAGAATAATCGTTTTTCTTAAATTTCTTGATTGACTGTTTGCTCATTGATTAGTCCTGGGAGTGCCTCTGTTACATGTTGAAGGGTAATGCCCTTAATGGGCTTCTTGTCTTTGAGTAAGCAAAGCATTTCTGCATCTTTTGGTGCTACGTTCTCAAGCAACTGTACGAACATAGTTTCACGCTTAAGCTGTGGGAGATTATCATGGAAACCTTCAATATAATACTTAAGTTTATCACATTCCTTAAGAAGCACATGTTCCTGATCAACTAGATCATTTGGCTTATAAGGAGGAATACCAGCAGGTAGCGCCCACTTTACACTTTGGTCATACCCAGCCTGCAAAATAAGTCTCAATTGAAAACTATCATTTGCCTTTAAAGCATCAATTTTTTCTTGTGTCTTCTTGAGCTTTCCTACCTTCTCAAGGAATTCTGCCATACCAATTACCATTAAAATTCTCCAATAGATTCCATTAAATTTTTAAGTTTATTTGCGATGAAGTAATTCATTAGTTTCTCACGACCTTTGCCTTCTTGCCTATCATACGATTCAACAACCTTGGTGCCAATTTCAGGCGGAACGTTTTTCAAATCAATAAGCTGTCTGTTACGCATAAAATTATTGAACAAAGGATGATCATATTTACCATCTAGATCAAGCTCTATAAGAGCATCGATTTTCTTCTGTGTCAGTGTTTTTTGACGCTCACCAATAACAAGACAATTGTCAGGAGAAAGTATGTTAGGAACACCATCACCACTATCTCCTTTTAGGATATGCTCAACCAGATAACGATCTGGGTTCTCATGAGAGATCCACTTTTTACGAGTAGGATCATACTGCTTTACATTACCGTATGTATGTAGCTGAATGAAATCCTTATCGCCAGAAAGAATTAGGATCTTTTCAAAACAATGAATCCTTACGAGAGTACTGATGATGTCATCCGCCTCGGCAGATTCAATATCAATAACCCTGTAAGGAAAGTATTCTTTAAGCTCTGCACGAATCTTGTTCATGCATTCAAAGATAGACTTCCAGTCCATTTCGGACTTCTCTTGAGCCTTCTTGCGATTAGCTTTGTAGTAGGGGAATTTCTGCTTGCGCCAGTAGTTTGTGTTATCGCAAGCAATAACCATTTCTCCATACTCTTCAGCAAACTTTGTTCTATAAGAGCGGAGAGAGTTAAGAATCATATGGCGAACCATATTTTCTTCTAGTTGGGCATTCGTATGGTTGCCTAGCTGCATAAGCAAATTCGACAACATAACCTGATTCAAATCAACAATGATCACATTTCACCTGTTAAACGATTTCGACTGCTTCAGTTTTCTTAAGTTTCAAGTTTAGTTTCTCTACAATTCGTAGAGCGCCTTCTTCTTCATCATCTGGTTCAAAGATATTGTCTGCTATTTGTTGGAATGGATGGTATATATCATAGTGCTTGCATAGGATAGATCTTATTGCTTCTACAATGAAAGCACCATCTCTGATTACTTCGGCGTCTTCATCATCACCAATACCGAATCCAGCAATTTCAAGATTATT